ACGTGGGAATAGTGCATGTACACCTTGTGCTGTCATGATTGACCTCCTAAATTAAAGCAAGGTTATGTTACTAGGACCGGAACAATTCCGCATCCGTTATTATATATACAAGAACTTATAAAGTTCAAGCATATATTTAAATTTTTTTGGTTGATGAATAGGATCAGGAAGCGTTCCGAAGATTTCCATCATACGTTTTATATGTTTTTCTATTTCTTTTTGATTCATTATCACATTTGTCACTACAAAATACTACCCAATCTGCATCTGCATCTTTTCGAAATTGTTTACTACAGTTTGGGCATTCTACTTTTTTATAGTTCATTTATTTCCTATATTATATTTTGGACAAAGTTCCCATTGATCTTTATCTTTAAATGCAATAATTTTAATCTGTCTTAATGGTGCAACAGGTTTTGCTACATCAGGCCTTTCGATACTAATTAATCCCCAGTCACTCATAAGCGTTGCAATTGTATTTCTACGGGCAACGTCGTTTTCTTCTAGGTTGGATTTTTTACCATCTAATAAGAATAACTCTTTGAAGTGAACAATAAAGTATCTACCTTGCTTATGTAATATATGGCAAGATTGAAATAGCTTTTTGTCTTTACGAGATGCGACTCCGATACGAGTCAACGTTTCTTTTACTTTTAAAAAATCATCTGGCTCATTCAATGTAATCTCAAGCATCTTACTTGGATCCCATTCAATTAAATTATTTTCTTCCACCTTTATTCACCTTGTTATGTAATTCATGAATCTGTTCAGTGGAAAGTATATTAAGTACTTGTAAGGCCTTTTCTTCGTTATAGCCATAATATTCTTTGATAACTTCCACGTCACTGTCGTTTTTCTTTTTATCCCATTTCGAAAAGCGTTTCCGCTTACGAATAATATTTATCAAAAAATGGAATTGTAGAAGATTATCAATCTGATGATAACGATTCATCTCATTAGCAGCTAAAACAGTATCCGGAAAATAAGAAAGAGATCTATTCACCATGAAACTATTATAAGCTTTTTCCGTGATGTCATCAACCATAACATCTTTCTTAGTCGTATTAATTGCATTTAAATAATCAAATGGGCTCATACAAACTCCACGTTTGCAATGATCTCAGTCATGCAAGCCACAATATTGAGTTCATGGTCTGCAACAAATGCATTTTTATATTGATAGTCTGCGAGGATCAGGACGAGCTGAGGGATTGACTCGGGTCTGACCTTCTCATTCATACGATCATAAATCGCACGAAAGATAGCCGTCGCATCGGCATCAACATTTTGCGCTACCCATGAGCGCATCTTCTTGAAGTCTTTTAACTTTAAACAATCGAAGAGACTATCATAGGAATCAGTGTTAGTGCTGCTACTGTTCCCAATAATCCCCACCATAGAATGTCGCTGAAGTTCATTTAATATCCTCCTCCAGTCTGGAGCATGTTTCATAATTAAGTCAGCCACTGCCATTTGATCGTAGCTAACACCTTCTTCCTCTAAGATAGAGGTTGCGCGTTTCATAAACTGAGCCGCGAGTCCTGCGAGATCTTTTTTAGTGGTGTTAAACTCGTATACACCGCATCGAGAATGCAACGGCTCGATGATCCGATTTTTAAAATTACATGTAAGAATGAATCGACAGTTATTTGAAAACTCTTCGATAAATCCACGCAATGCTGGTTGAGTTGATTGTGCGTTGAGATAATCTGCCTCATCAAGGATAACAACTTTATATCCACCTTGCAGAGAAACTGTAGAAGCAAACTGTTTAATTTTTGTACGTAATGTATCAATGTTACCGGATTCGGATGCGTTAATAATAATCCAATCTAGATTTAATTCATTACATAAAGCTTTAGCTACTGTGGTTTTACCAAGACCAGCAGTGCCAGAGAATAACATATTAGGAAGTTCACCTCCATCCACGATCTTTTGAAAAGTAGTTTTAAGGTGTGTAGGCAAAATAGAATCAGAAATAGTCTTTGGTCGATATTTTTCGACCCATAAAAAATCATTCATAATATAAACTCTCAAGGGAAGAAGGGCATTGCGCCCTTCTATTATTCATCTACGTTAAGTGCATTTTCTTGCTGAATAGATTCAACAAGGGAAATTGCTTGTACGCATTGGTCACGTAGTTGACCGATAGTGGAAAGTTCTTCACCTTTGAATCCACCACGTTGTGTGACTGCATCTACAACAGCAATAGTACTGCGCGAGATGCGATTTGCCAAATCGGCTAGTTGGTCTGTTTGTTCAGACATAAGGACTCCTTATTTATTAAACGTCGACGTTTTTTCAAGAGCGATCCAATAATTGATATTGAGCTCTTTATGAGAGAAATTCGAAATAAGTTTCGAAGAGATACTTACATCATAATCACCTGGTAGAATCTTAAGATTCGAGATGTTTAAGACAAAGTTAAATACGGCTTCACCAAAGTCACCATCAATATCGATCGAAAATGCATTCGATGTTGAGTTTTGGCTTTCAACCACAGAAAGACTGAGCACACCATCTTTGCCAGAGATAGTGACTTCATCATGACCTAAAGCTGAGGCAGCACGCTTGAGTTTATTCAAGGTGTCATTATCAAGAACAAACTTGACATCAGCGTCAGGCATATTGATATCTTTTTGTGGAGTCGTCAAAGTTTCTTCTGGAGAGAAGAAGTATTTGACTTTTGATCGACCGGTTGAATCACTGACAGTAGTGAACCCATCGCCAAATTTGAGACGTGGTGTATCGACAAGATTTAATACACCAAGAAATTCATTAAGATCATAGACTCCCATGTCTTGAGGGAAGTCAACATCGACCACTGCAGTAGCCAATACGTTTCGTGCTTCTGAGATAGTTTTGATTGTATTACCAGCACGAATCATTACATTCTGATTGATGGTTGAAAAGTTCTTAAGAACTTGTAGAGTATTATCACTTAATTCCATTATATTCTCCGTTTAACTATACAGGTATTATACACTATTGCATCGCTTTTGTAAACATAATTATGCAACCATTTTACTAAAGTTCTTGTCTTTAATAAATTCAATCTTTGATCTGAACTTACCATCTAAAATATCACCTTTATGTGATATTACAAAGACGTTTGTATCACTTAAATGTGATAATATTTTTTGTAGATTTTCTACACCATCAACATCAAGCGACGAATCAAATGTCTCATCAAGAATCAAGAGATTCGTAGAGATTGAGTTCTTCATCTTTGCAATTTGTCTCCATGTAAACAACAGAGATAAATCGATGCGTTGTTTCTCACCTTCTGAGAATGAGTCATACGTAAATTCATCACGGTGGCGAGATCGAATTGTTTCTTGGAAAGATTCATCCAGATCAAAGTGCACAAAGAAATCAAGGATCTGTAGATGCTGATTGACAAGCTTATTAATTACTGGCAAATACTGTTTGATGATCTTGGTCTTAATACCAGTATCTTTCAGCATTTCTCCAATGACTTCATTATACGATCTTTGCTCACTTAGAACCAGTCTCTGTTCCTGTAGTGAATCTTTTTGTTCGGCATAGGTTTCAAGAGTTGCCTCTGCTTCCGCCAGATCGGTACCTCCTGATTGCATTTTTCCCAACTCACTTCTCTTAGATGCCAGACTTTCTGAAATCTGTTGGAGCCGTTTGTTGTTAGATAATAAGTTATGTTGCTTGTTCGTGACAACCGTCTGTACTTTAGTTGCGACTTCAATATCTGATCCAACTTTATTCGACTCTTCAGCGAGAGTGGATAGTTTTGAATTGATCGACTTGGCGGATGTGGAAGCTTCTGAGATCTTTTCCTGCCTGAGTTCATCGCCAATATCTTGGGAACACGTCGGACATGTGCTATTCCCCTCGAAAAATTTTGTTTCTTTAACGAGCTTTTTGATTTCTGATTTAAGCTCATGTTCATGCTCCTTAAGCGTTGAGTGCTTGGAATTAAGTTTACTAAGCGTCTCTGATACTTTTGAGCTATTGGATTCAATGAACGTCCCGAGCTCAGTGTTTTCGTCCGTGAGTCGAGTCTGCTCTGTCTCAAATTCATCAATCTCCTCCTTAATCTTATTCGCGTATTCTTTATTGAGCGCCTTAACATCTCGGATATACTTCTTCTGTGTTTCAATCTTATCGCTAATCAAGTCAAGCTGATATACTACATCATTTGTTTGATCTTTTAACGATCCATTCTTTTCGCGAAGTAATTGATTCATCTTACTGAATACATTAATATCCAATAGATCTTCAATCACATCTCGGCGGTGGCCGGCCGGGAGTTGCATAAACGGAATAAAGCTACTACTTCCCAGCACGACCACCTGGTGGAAACTCTTGTGGTTTAACTTCAGAATATTTTGTTCCAACATCTTCTGGTATTCTTTAGCATGAGACTCTTGGTTGAACATTTGACCGTTCTTATAAATCTCAAACTTACCAGGCTTGATACCTCGAACAACTTTATATTCCGTATTACCAACAGAAAATTCCACCTCGACCAAGCATTGTTTTTGATTGATTGAGTTTACAAGTTGTGGTTTATTAATATTACGGTGTGGTTTACCAAACAAACCGAAGGAGATAGCATCTAACATAGTAGATTTACCTGCTCCGTTTTGTCCTACAACCAATGTAGACTGAGATCGGTCTAATCGAATCTCAGTAAACGTATTTCCAGTAGATAGAAAGTTTTTATACCGGACAGTTTTAAACGATATCAAGAGCCTGCGCCTCGTTCATTAAATCACCCATTTCATTTTTAATACGATCTTTATCTAGATCGGTTTCCACATTATCTACGTACGTGTTCAGCAACATGCCAGTGTCTTCAATGTCAACACCTTCATCTCCAACGTTTTCGCCGATAAACTCTTGAAAGTTTTCAGCAATTTTCAGTTCATAAATCTTACGAGACTGAATACGATCTAAGTATCTTTCAAAGACAAAGTGATCAGACTTATTCACCACAACGACTTTGACAAACTTATTATCGAATTCTTCTCCAACTGAAAGGCTATTATAATCCGTTTCTTTATCATTGTACACAACTTTTTTAAATAGTGTGTGTGGATTACGAACTGGTGTTAGTTCACGTGTTTCAGTGTCAAGGACATGGAAATACTTAGGATCACCTGCATCTGACCATGTTAATTCCATTTGGTTGCCAAGATAATGAATGTTCTCACGTTGTGACTTAGTATGAAAATGGCCAGATAAAACCATTTCAAACCGCTTAAAAAGTGCGGCATCCATTCCAGTCGTAGATTTTACACCACGCATCATATCAAATCCGTTCAACTCCAAATGAGCGCAAATGATATCAGCTTTTGTATTTTGAATCCAATCAATGCTTGAATGATAATTTTCATTATTGATCCAAGGGACCATACCAATTTTCATACTACCATATTCTAGAACTGTTGACTCCATAATAATATGGATATTATTCATATAATGGCCAAGGAGTTCTTTTAAACTACAAAGATCATTAGTGTTCTTATAGTAGACATCATGGTTGCCTGGAATAATATCCATATGCATACCATTTTCTTTTAAAGGATCTAAAAAGATCTTTCGGTTATGACCTATTGCTTTTACAGAAATTTGTTTACGATTATCATAGTAATCTCCAAGGTGGAGAACCTGAGTAATACCGTGTTCTTTACAATATGGAAAGAATATATCAGTATAAAATCGTGTTTGATTTTCTAAAAAGATATCTGCAGAGTTACGGACATCACAGTGTGTATCATTAAGAATCGCTATCTTCACGTTTTTTCAGGCTCCAAGTACCATCATCTAATTGTTTCCATAATAAAGTATCACCTTCTCTCCATTGCATTGCTTCAAGTAATGCATCTGGAAAAACAAGTATTAAGTCACCGTCAGAATCTACTTCGACCGGGGCAGTGTATATATCGTCTGTCATTCTAAAAACTCCGTTAAATCTGAATCTGCATGCACTGCACGTTTTTTACGTTGTTTTTCTTCTTTTGCAAATTCTTTGATTTGTTTATCATTATCCTTTACCTTGTCGATGCGATCGCGAAGTGTATCAACGTAACTCATAATATCATGAGAACCTGCATCATCATTGTCAAACCCATCAATGAAGTCTTCAATAGAAGCTCTTGATAAAAACTTAAGCTTGACGTCTTGTTGTTTCTTTTCTTTTGCAATACGACGTAAGAATGCATACCAAGTGATTTGTGTAAAATACGCAAATGCATTTGGCTTACCTGTTCTCGTTGCATGTTCTAAATTGTAATTATAAATTGCTTTTAAACAGTTTTCAACCGCATCCATTACCATCTCTTCGCGATATGTATAGCGAATAAAATTATGCTTGTGAGACAAGCCCTCAGCGATACGTAAGAAACATTGTGCAATATAATCAGGGATAATGGGTTGTTCTTTTCCATTATCTTTAGCTTCATTTACTCGAGTAACATATTCAACGACTGCAGCCGAAAAGTCGGCATTATTTACGTAATGCACACTCTTTTTCTTTGCCATGTCTTTCTCCATTTCAATATACAATATTATACACAGTATTGATCAAAAAGTAAACTGTTATAATTACTTCTCGAAATAAAATATATTTGTGTACAGATTATTGTTTTTATGATAAAATAAGTATGTTCC